TTTATTTTTTTGAAGAAAAATTAAAATTTAATTTTAATTACTCTAATAATAAATCTTTAGAAAATAATATAGTTAATAAAAAAATACACAAAAAAAAACTTATAAAAATGAAGGATGATTTAAGAGGAAGGGATTATAAAGTTATTAATGATCCAATACATCCACCTGAAAGAAGAGTACCTAGACATATTTATCCAAAAGTAGATTTTAAAAGTGTAACAAATATACCAACTCGTGGTCATCCTGATAATTATCAATTAATGGGAATAGTTACTAGAGAAAGTGATGAAAAAGTAATGCAATTATTTGGAAGACAAACTTATCCCGGTTCTTCACAATATGAATATTATATTAGAGGTAGAGATTTATCAGGATTAGAAGTAAAATTTCCATTAAATATAGAAAACGATAAAGAATTGTATAATAATGATACTGTAAATATACCACAATTAAATGCATCAAAAGGGGATTTTAAAGTTACTTTATATGAATTAAATGCTCCTAAATATAATCCAAATATATAAAAAATTGAAGCATCTTTTAATTATAATTTAAATACTATAATTAATGGATAACAAAAATAAAACGTTTGTTGATAAATTTTCTGTAATAAGTTTTGATAGTATTAATAATAATGATAAATTTTATAAAGATATTGATTATTATTTGGAATCATATTTAATGAGTAATACTTTCGTTATATCAAGAGATTTGGTACACCAATTTTTATGGAAAGAAATTTATATAAATAATGTAGATAAAGATAAATTGTATAAGAAAATAACAAATAAATTAGCTATAAAATTAAATATAAAAATGAAACAAATTAAAAGAGATGTATTAAAATCATCTAGAAAGAGAAGTTTTTTATTAAATGATTTAAATATATTATTAGACAATTTGATTGATAAGTTAAGTAGTTTACGAGATCATTTTATATTGATTGATAACGATAAACAATTATTATTTAGTTCTGATAATAACAATGTAATTAAATATTGTTGGGGTGATTCTAAATTAATCTGTTTGTTTGTAAAAAAGATATGTAATTTTATATCTGATCCAAATATTACTAAAATAATAAAAATATTTGTTAATAATGAAGATAATTTACGATCATTAATTATATTCTATAAAAAAATAAAAAAATTTAATTATTATTATAATCAATGTGAATTATGGTTTTTGGAATTGGTCAAGCAAGTTATAACTTCAAATATAAATTTAGAAATACATATTATTTTGAGGAAATTAAATGGTAATATTATTACTAACAATATATATACACTTAATAATTTATATAATTATTATATAAAAACATCAAATAAATTTAAATTTCTTAATGATTCTAGTATATTTAATGGAATTCTATTAAAAATGAATGATGAGTTTTCGATAATTTGTAAAGATATAACTAAAAATAAATTAGAATCAAATTTTATAAATGAATTTTTAGATCAATTTAAAGATATTATAAGTTTATTGTTAGATTTTGATGATAAAATTTTATATAAATTAATATTGTTTATGGAGTTGTATGACATTCATACTATTGATGGGCTTGGTAATTTGATTAATTTTTATAAAAATATAATTGATATTTTACAAATGAAAAATTTAGAATATATATCTAAAAAATACATAAATTATGGTAAATCTATATTTTTATTTGAAGAAAAATTTAGTGATATGATGAATAAATGTGTATCAATAAATAATGAAAATGAAACAAATATATTAATTAATGTTTGTAATATTATTAATGATAAAATTAACAACATAAAAAATGTATCAAGATTAAAAAGTGATTTGAGAATTTGCTTATCATTTTTATCTAAAATTAATTCAAAAGATAAATTTATTCGTATTTATGAAAAGAATTTAACAATTAGAATTATGAATAATTATTCAAAAAATCAAATAGAATTAGAAGAAAAGCTTATTGATAATGTTTTAGTATCTCACTATAAAATAAGTGAATTGAACAAGATTGTAAAAATTATAAACGATTGTAAAAATTCTAAACTTTTAAATAATGATTATGTAAATTTAATATCTTCTTCTTCTATGAAATATAATCAAAATTTAATTGATAAAGTAAAAGAATTAACTTGTATAACTACATCATATAATAATTGGAATATTAATGTTTTAGAAGGCTATATCATAATTGAAAAATTTATTAAATCTGAATATGTAAATTATTTATTAGAAAGTGATTATGATTTTGATAATTATTTTGCTGTTATGTATAAATACAATAATTACTATGAAAAGAAATATTCTGATAAAAGAAGTCTTGTTTGGTATCCTCATTTAGGTTTATTAAATCTAGATTTTACATGTTTTGATAATACAATATGTAATATAAAAATGTTACCAATACAAAACATGATGATAAATTATATTTGTTATGATAATAATTATGATAATATTATAGATTATTTTCAATCTATTAGTTCATATTCTAAAGAATATTTAGAAAATGTTTTAAAATCTGTAATTAATTCTGGTATTTTTAAATTAGCAGATCAATTACCACAATTTATAATTGCTAATAAAAATTTTAGTAATGAAAAATGTGATATGATAGAATTATTAGATAATTTTGTTAATCAGAATGTAATATGGGATAGTTCTAGAGAAAAACAACTTGTTTATGATAGAAAATTAATATTGACTTCCATTGTTAATAGTTTATTAAAAAAAGGTAGTAATGAAGGTTATAGTTTAGATGAAATAATGACTTTATGTTCAAAAGAGCAAAATATATTTAAGATTACTAAAAAATTATTAAAAGATTCTTTATTATTTATGAAAGAAAATGATTATATAAAAATAAATGATGATATTGATAGTGAATCATCTATGATTACTAAAATAAATTTCTTTTAAAAAAATTGATTATAAAAATATATAATTATATAACATTCATTTAATGAGTTCAATAAAAGATAACGTTTTTAATACTTATAATCCACTATGTTCTAATGATTTGTATATAGAATCAAATGATAAAAAGATAAAATTAAATCAATTAAATTTTCCTAATTATGTAAAACAAATTTATATTTTATGTCCATTGAGAATTAATGATACTATTTCAGAATTATATTATAGATATGTTAGAGATAAGACTTATGATAGTTTATCTGATTATTTAATTTTATTAGAATCACCATGTAATATTCTAAAAGAAACAATACATTTTAGTAAGATAGTAAGTGTGAAGTCTAAAACTTTTTTACAATTTAATAAATTTGGCTATGATTTAGAAGAAGATATTTTTATATTACCAATTTTAAATATTAGGTATAAATTTATTAATGATTATTTAAAATTGTTTAATAGTTATAATTTAAAAGATTTGTATAATATATTTTGTATTGGGAATTATTTTGGTAATTCTTACGATAACTTAATAGTTAGTAAACACTTAATTGAAATAATTACAAATTTAGAGGAATCCAAATACTGGACTTATGATTTTAATTGTTTATTAAATTTAAATGATTTGTTTGTAAAAAATAGTAAAAATCGTTTTACGATAAAATTATTAGACCTAGATAAAAAAAATTCTGATGCTAATGAAACTTATAAAAATAGTGTAGATTATATGCAATTTGTATTTCAGAAAAATAAAAATTTTAAAGATATATCAAAAATTATAAAGAATAATGGTATGCAATTATTTAAAATTGATGAATCGTGTGAATTTTCAAAAGATGATATAAATAATTTATTTGACAAATTAAAAGATGAATATCAAAAATATATTTTATTTTGTTATTTACTTGTTTCAAAGAAGTATACACATTTAGTAATCAATAATAAATACATTTTAGAAAAAATGTCATCAGTAATAAATGATTATGCTTCATTGTTTAGATATTTAATTGGATATTCTTGGGCTACTCTTTATTATGAAGAGTGTATTTTAAAGAAAGATTTATCAAAAGATTCAAGATGTGTGTTTGATTTGTATACAGCTGCTTTGTTACCGATATTCCCATTTAATTACAATAAGCCTCAACATAATCCTTATATGCCAATACCAATCAGTACTGATGTATTAAATCCTAGTAATAATATTGGTGGTTTTCCTTGTTATTTTCATAATGATCTTAAACATAAAGGTTTAGTAAAAAATAAAGAAGAATATATGAAAAGGTTTAATATATATTGTACAGGAAATCCAAACAATAATTTATTTGCTAATTTTGATTTTAAAAAAAATAAAATTGGTATAACTGGATCTATTATTGCAGCTACTGTATTTGTAGAACCATTTTTAAAACCTATATTTAACGAAACATCTGCAGAAAATGATGTAGTTAGTAAATTTGATTTTGAATGGAATAGATATTTTGCAGAATATTTTTGTTCAAGAGGTGTTTTAGATAAGAATGGAAATATTGTTACAAGAAAATCAGATATTGATATAATGATTGAAACAGACGACGATTTTGAATTTATAGATAAATTTTATGATATTCATAATATAGTTACTGTCAATATAATGAGTTATAATAATTATGCAGAGCCAAATCATATAAAATCTAAGATACTAAAAACAATAATTCTTTATGTCGATTATGATTTTATAAAAAAATATATGTGTGATGGTAAATTAGATGTTAAAGTTATTTGTTGTAATTTAGATAATTCTAAAATTATAGATTTATTTTTACCATTTTTTAAAGTTATGTATAAAGATACTATAGATAAAAAATTTAAGGATTTTAGTAAGGAAGAATTAGACAAAATATTAGAAAAATATCCTGATTATTTTGCTGAAGAAAATTCTGATAAAGTAGAAATAATATATAAAATTAAGATAAGTGAAAAAAATAATTTTAACTTTGTAAAATTTATTAATTCTAAATCAAATTTATCTACAAATGAAATTAATGAAATAATTGATAACAAATACGAGTCAATAATTGAAATTGTTAATCAGGTTATTAAAGATAATAAATATAAATCTGATTTAAAATTATATTATAATTTCAAAGGTTATGTAAAATCACCTCATATAAATCATCAATTAGAAATATATAAAATAAAGAATATGATGAGTACTTGTTCAATGCATCATTTTTCTTGGGTCAGAGGATATTTTGATGGAGATACAGTATTATGTACGACATCATGTATTACTGGATTTTTAACTGGTCATACACCTGATATTCGTTGGCATTCATGTGAAGCAAAAAATGAAGAAACACAATGTAAATGGGTACATAGAGGATTTGGTATGTATTTAAATAATACTGAATTAAATAATTTTATAAATTATGTAAAAAAAAATGAGTTTTGGAGTAATTTGTTTGATATATCAAAAAATGATAAAAATCATATGATAATTAGAAATAAAAAATTAACTGGTCTAAATGGTATTAACAGTAAAATTTATAGACCCAGATTATATAGTCCAGATTATTATTTCGAAGCTCCATTTGTAGATTTAACTAATGCGTACAATGATAAATTTTGTAAAAATACTTATAAACATGTTATGAATGATAATTTATTTGATACTTGGATGAAAGAACATTTTAAATGTTTGAATGTTGGTATGTGTCATAAAGAAATTTTTAATTTGAGAACAGGATTTATGAATCCATTAGATTTAAATTTGATCTTGTCATCATATATTGATAATTCAAATAAAAGAAGTATGAATTTAAATAGAACTAGAAACATATTAAAAAAAGGAAAGAAAAATATAATTATATAAAAATTGATTTAAATAAATTATAATTAATATATTATATAATAATAATAAAGTCTACAAGTGAAGGAGAACAATATGGATTAGATAAAGATTTAAGAAATAAAACTATTAAAAATTTAAAAAAAATATTATCAAAAAAAATAAAAAAAGTAAATGATTTTATATCAAAAATAGAAGAAGGTATTCTTGATTTTAGTATTGAATATGGAAAAGATAATGAAACTATGTTTTTGTTACCTCAAATTTATGAAACAAAAGTTAATGAAATTTTATGTATTTTGAAAAGTAATAAATTTATTATTGATTTTGTAAAAAAAAATTTAGAAAATGCATACAAATTATCTTTTTTAAAACCAGAAGAATTAAATCCTGAAAAATTTGAAAAAATACTAAAAAAGAAAGAATTAGAAGAATATAAAAAGAAAAATCAAGCTACTACAGATGCATTTAAGTGTAGTAAATGTAAAAAAAGAAAATGTACAGTTACAGAAAAACAAACTAGGTCTGGTGATGAACCAGCTACTACATTTGTAAAATGCATGGAATGTGGACATGAATTTAGATTTTAATAAAAAAATTGATTATAAAATACAATAATATTATTGTATTTTATTATATAAAAAAAAAATGCAAGTTTCAGAAAGTAATTATTCACCTAGTGATATGACATGTAAGATACCTTACAATCAAGATTCAATTATTACAAATGATAATATTAAATTGATTGGGTTTACAGATCGTGGATTCAAAATTAGTTTTAAATATAATAATAAAATAGAATATTTATCATTTCGTTGTTATTATGATAGTGTAGATGGTTATGCTTTACATGAAAAATTTTATAATTCTGAATTATGGGATTATGAATTAGAAATTAGATCTGGATACTATAGTTCTAAAATATATGTGAAAATTTTATTAAATGAAGAATTTGTAGAACAATATTATGGTAATTCAATAGGATTATCTTATCTAATTTTAAATCATTATAAGAAAATTGAAAAAATTAAAAATCCTTCAGTTGAAGAATTGAGTTTCTTAACATATATGAATGAGGTAAATCAACCAGTTGGTTTTAATGTAGAATTATATCCATATCAATTACAATCATTAAATAAAATGTTAATGATAGAAAAAGAACAATTAGAAAGATCAGTTACACAAACAGCCTTACTAAATATAGGAGACAATCAAGTTATTTTTGATCCTGTACAAGGTTGTAGAGTAAGTAAAGAAATAGATATAAAAATCAAATCTAAAGGTGGTATTTTAGCTGATCAAATGGGTTTAGGTAAAACATTAACAAGTTTAGCTTTATTGAAATCAAATCCTAAAATTCTAGATGATAATATTTTCATAAAAGATAATACAATAAATTATCACAGAATAAGTTCAAAAGCTACATTATTAATTTGCCCTTCACATTTAGCTAAGCAATGGGCAGATGAAGCTAAAAAATGTTTACCAAATTTAAAAATTATAATAATAAGAACAAAAAAAAATCATGAAAAAGTTAGTTATGATGATATAAGAAATTCAGATTTTGTAATTGTTACACAACAATTTTTAATGAATTTCAAATATTATCCAGGTTTACATTATGGTTATGTAACTGCTAGTAGTTTTAGATTTTCACATAGAAATGAATGTATGAAAAAATTATTAAATAAATGGCGTGTTAGGAGTTATCATTCTGTTGAGACACCTGATGATCATTTAGATTATAGCAATTTATGGTCTAATCAATCTTTAGAATGGAAAAGCATTAAAGATAAATTAGGACCAATATTTGAAATGTTTTATTTTCATAGGTTATTTATTGACGAAGGTCATGAAATATTTGGTGAGATGTTATCAAATGGATCATTATCTCATTATATTTCAAATTATTTAAGATCTGTAAAAGCTAATTATTTCTGGTATATATCAGGTACCCCTTTTATTAATAGAAAAGGTATGGTAAATTGTTTTGATTTTATTAAATTAGAATTTACTACAAATAAAGGTAATGTATTAAGATTTGATGAAGGATCAATTAGAATTTATGATTTTTTACAAAAAGATAATTTTATAAAAAAATTATTACCTCAGGTGTGTATTAGACATAGAAAATCTGATGTTGAAAATCAAATTGACATACCTGGATATCAAGAAGAAGTAATTTGGGTAAATTTAACAGATTTAGAAAGTAAGTTATATGAATCTAAAAAATCTAAAACTTGTAGTAGAACTTTACAACAATTATGTTGTCATCCTTTAGTTGCTGAGTCATTTCATAATGTATTAGGTAATAAAACTGTAAGTTTAGAAGAAATTCAAAATAAATTATTAGAGTATCATACAAATAAAATGCAACATTATACTAATAAATTAAAAAATTTACATCCTGGATTACAGGAATATCATATGTTAAAAAGAACATTTACTACAAAATTATCAGAATCAAAATATATATTAGAAGTATTAAAGAATATTAATAAAAAAGATGAAGTAAATGAAGAAGATAATAGTTGTATTATTTGTTATTGTGAAATTGAAAATCCAGCATTAACATCATGTGGTCATAAATTTTGTTACGATTGTTTAACAGATTGTTTAAAAATCAATAATAAATGTCCAAGTTGTAGAGCTGATTTAAAAGGTACAGAAATAGTTTTAATTAATAAAAAAGAAGATAAGAAAAAAGAGTCATTAAATCCGATTATTGAAAAATATGGATCAAAATTAGGAAAAATAATAACAATGGTAAGAAAATTGATAATTGATAGTAAAACTAGAATTATTATATTTTCACAATGGGATAAAATGCTTGGATTAATTGGAAGAAGTTTAGCAGAAAATGGTATTGCAAATTCATTTGTTAAAGGAAATGTTTGGGCTAGAAATTCTGCTATTAGTAAATTTAAATTAGGTGTTAATAAAAGTGGGGAAGATAATAAAGTTATTCTATTATCTTTAAAGAACTCAGCTTCAGGTACTAATCTTACAGAAGCTACACATATATTTTTTGTAGAACCTATAAATGGACCTAGTTTAGAATCAAAATCTATTGAAGGACAAGCCATTGGACGAGCATGTAGATTAGGACAAAAAAATTCAATAAAGGTTATTAGAGTATTAACTAGAAATACAATTGAAGAAGATATTTATAATAAATATTATTTGAATAATAATAATACTGATTCATCAATTGTAAGTAATAATGATAGTAATATTATTATATAAATTTAATTTAAAAATTTTTAATATCTCAGTAAATATATATATATATGATTTTAATAATATCAACAATAGTCTTTTTAATATCAACAGTTGTTTTTTGTATATTATTTTTTACTAAGAAATCTAAAAATGTTTTATCATCAAGTTCTACTAGTCCAGGTAGTCCTTCAACTTGTCCTGAATGTCCTACTGTAACTTGTCCTACTTCTGTAACTAGTGTCACATCTTTGGATTCATCCTTAAAATCAAAAGATTTACAAAAAATAGATAAAATTTATAATAAATTTTTAGATAATATTAATAATCCGGAAAAATTTACAAATTTAAAAAGAAATTTAATAGAGGGTTTTACTGGTGATTTAGGACCAGGTGTTAATGATAATAATCAATTTTTTCTATATAAACTTTATAGAAAGTTTGCGAAAAATTTTATAGAAATGAATAAAACCCCGAATATAGATGGTCCATCTATTCCTCGTGAAATCATAATTAAAATTGAAAATTTATTAATAGTAAATAGTGAGTTTGATAAAAATATGTTATCAATTAGTAAAAAATATAATAATTATCTTAAAAAATTAGAAAATGAATGCAAAAAAAATAATAGTATCAAATCATTGATAAGTGAATGTTTGGTAAATAAAATAGTTAAAACTATTTTTATTGAAGACAAAAAACAATTTAAAAAATTATTAATAGACTTTTTTCATAACAAATATATTTTAAAAGTTGCTAATTTAGTTGATTCACAAACTATTACAATTTTAATTATGAAAATGATAGAAAATATGTTTAAAAAATTAGGAGTGAAAAACTTAGAAAAAGATGAAAAGCTATGGCAAATTGATGAAAATGCTAAAATTTTAGTAAATATAATGAAAGATAAAGGTATGGTAAGAGCATTTGATATTGTTTTAACTTTATTAAAACAATTTATTGAAAATTCATTAATGGATATATTAAAATTTAAAATTATTAATATTATTGGTATTAAAGAGGAATTAAATTTTATTTTAAATAAAATTAAAAATGAAATAGATAAATTACTAAAAACATCTGATAGAAATATTGAATTAATTGAAGAAGAAATTAAAAATGAAGTTAATGAAGTAAGAAAAAATATTGATTGTTATACTAATGATTATGATATAAAAGATTTATTAAAAAATCAATTAACATACGATGTAAATAAAAAAATGAAAGAGTCTGGTTCATCTAATTATAATGAAACTCTAAAAGAAATTTGTACTAAAACTAAATTACCTACAACACCTAGCAAAAAAAGACAAGAATATATTTCAATTAGAAAGAATCATAATATTTGTAAAGGTAAAGAAAATATAGCTATAGAATTTGCTAAGAAAAAATGTTCAGAAGTTGGTGTAAATATAGAAGCTGATTCACCTGTAGGAGTACCATCTGGTGTATCTTCTGATTCACCTGTAGGAGTACCATCTGGTGTATCTTCTAATTCAGCTGAAGCACGACCATCTGGTGTATCTTCTAATTCACCAGCATCTTGTATTAAACCAGATAATAACATTAATATATGTAATGAAAATGGATTAAATAAAGTAGTTAATTTTTATAGGTGTAAATATAAATGTTCTAATGAAAATGATAAATGTTTTCAAGATGCTAATCAAGATAACAAGATTAAGTTGCATTCTCAAGCTTTTACAGAAAAAGATAGTAGAGGTAGAAAATATACAACTCCATATAATATAAAAAAAATATTATCAAAAATTTCTAATAGATGTTGTGATAAATTTTTATTAAAAGATGAATATGGACAAACAATTAATTTTCAAAATATTGAAGGAAGGGAAAAATATGCTAAAAAAATAAAAACAAATAAAGGTAAAAAAGACTTGGCTAAATATTTTCATTGTTCTGCTAGATGTGTTGATGGAAGATGTAAATACTCTGATATAAAAGATATAAGCACTGCATATGGTGATCTGAATCATGTTACTAAAAAAATATTTGATAATTTTGCAAAAAAAATATTTGGTGAAAAATATTGGGATGAAGGTAGTTTTGAAAATTTAGTTTACTATATATCTGATGTACCTTCTTATTCACCTGTTGGAGTACCATCTGATGTATCTTCTTATTCACCTGTAGGAGTACCATCTGATGTATCTTCAATACCACCTTCACCTGTAGGAGTACCATCTGATGTATCTTCAATACCACCTTCACCTGTAGGAGTACCATCTGATGTATCTTCAATACC